GAGTTCCCTGAATCAGATCTTGGTGTAGACTTTAAACAGGGTATCAACTTTGCATTTTTTAGAGATGATTTAGTTGATTCAATGTATGTTCCTGAAGTAGGAGACATTGTGCTTTATCAAGAAAGCTACTATGAGATTGATGATTTGATTGCGAATCAGTATTTTGGAGGCAAGAATCCGGATTATCCCAACAAGGGGTCAAATGGTCAAGTCAACCCATTAAATCCAGAATTAGAGAAATTTGGAGCTAATGTATCGATTGTAGCACAGACGCATTACGTACCAGCAGATAAGTTAAACATATCACCGTATAAAGAAAGATTATAGTGGCAGGTAATACAGAAAACACAAACACGCCTCAAACACCCTCTCAGAGCCCATCTAAAGCCTTTGAACAAGCTTTTAGAAAGGGTAGAGGGGATTACCCTGCTATACCTCAAGCCCCCGTCTCAAAGCGTAAAATACGCCCTAGACCAAAAACTCAAGAGGAAATATCAATAAGCAAGCAGCAGCCATACGAGTTAGCGGAGTTAGGAAATCCCAACACTGCAGCAAACCCTAATGAGCAAGCAACGGGAATCAACTTTAACAGGTCAACTAAGATATCTCAGAAAGGAGACGCTACCAAAAGCTATAAGATAGGAGTTCAGGATATTGATGAAGCAATATTTTATTACTTCAACAATGTAATACAGCCGGAGGTAAAGCAAAACGGAGGTATTATACCAGTTCCTGTAGTGTATGGTAATCCTGAAAGATGGAAATCAGTACAGAAAGACGGATTTTATAGAGACAAAGCAGGCTCTATAATGCTCCCACTTATTACAGTTCAGAGATCAAATATAGAAAAAGACAGATCAGTAACAGCTAAAGTAGACTCAAATAGTCCAAGTTTATATTACACCTTAGATAAAGGATATAACAGTAAAAATGCTTACAATACTTTTGATCTTTTAAACAATAGAAAGCCTGTACGACAAACTCAGGCTATCGTTGTGGGTGATTTCGTAACCATTACTTATGAGTGTAACATGCAAACTTATTATATGGAGCAGTTAAATGGTCTTATTGAGTCTATAGAATATGCTTCTGATTCATACTGGGGAGATCCTCAAAGGTATAAGTTTAGATGTTTTATTGATAGTTTTGGGTCTACCACCGAGTTAACTCAGGGTCAAGAAAGACTTGTAAGAGGTACTTTCTCGATACGATTAAGAGGACAGATTATACCTGAAGTAAAACAAAAAGATACAAACTCATTAAAAGCAATAAATAGTTTAAGTAAACTGAGTGTTACAGGGGAGACTGTAGTTGATATAAATGATCTCAACGAACGTTACCTTAGCCTAAATAGTTAATATTTATAATAAACAAAAAATGGAGAAAAAAGTTTTAACAAAAGAAGAGCTTTCAAAGCTTACAGAGTTTCAAACAAGAGAAGAGAATTTAATCTTAGTTTTTGGTCAAATCGCATATCAGCAGCAAACTTTAGATGAGCAGCAAGATAAAGCGATTGAAGAGAAGGAAAAGTTTGAAAAAGAAAGATCGGAGTTCGCATCATCTTTAACTTCTAAATATGGAAACGGAACTATTGATATTCAGACTGGAGAAATCACCTCCTCAGACTGATTTTAGAAAAAAGTTTTACTATTTATAATAAAACGCACATTAATAATATAAAATAAGATGGCAGAAACTCTATTATCACCTGGTGTATTAGCAAGAGAGAACGATCAATCGTTTATCAGTGCACAACCAGTACAAGCAGGAGCAGCATTGGTTGGACCTACTGTAAAGGGACCAGTTGAAATTCCACAACTTGTTACTTCCTATTCACAATTTAAGAATATCTTTGGAGCTACTTTTGACAGTGGTAGCCAAGTTTTTTCTTACTTAACATCAGTATCAGCATTCAACTACTTCCAAAATGGGGGTGAGTCGCTTTTAGTAACTCGTGTAACTTCAGGATCATTTACAGCTGCTGATTCTACAAGAGTAAATACAAATATTACTGACGGTGTTCTTTTAACTACTACAGATGCACTTTCAAGTTCTATTGCTGGTGGATTCAATATTTCTTCTTCTGCAGGTAACGGTCCAACTGGATCGATTACAGGTATTGGAATTACAGGAAGTATTTCTGGATCAGGTGCTATTGGTAGTTTCACATTCGCAACTTCTCAAAGTATTTCTAGTTTTACAATTACCAATGGTGGAACAGGATTCGAAGCTGGTGAGACAATCACTATTCCTTCTTCTTCTTTCCCTGGAGCACTTGCTGGAGGTACTGATATCACAATCACACTAGAAGCTGCTGATTTACTATATAAAGATGCCTTTGATTTAGAGACTTTATCTGAAGGGGCAATCATGAATAATGATGGAACTGAGTCTGGAGGAGCACTAACTTCTGGATCAGTAGACAATATCCGTTGGGAGATTGCATCAGTTAATACATCTTCAGGGGTATTCAGTTTATTAGTACGTAGAGGTAACGATAATAACAGAGAAAAAGCTGTATTAGAAACATGGTCTAACTTATCTTTAGATCCTAAAGCTGATAACTATATTGAAAAAGTTATTGGTAATACAACCAATGTAGTACTTAATGATGCAGGTCAATACTACATCCAAAAACAAGGTAACTACATTAATAAGTCAAGATACTTACGTGTTAAGAAAGTAAACTTTAAGACACCTGATTACTTTGACAATAATGGTAATGCTAAAGCACAGTTCACAGCTTCTATGCCACAGGTTCAATCTGGATCATTTAGTGGAGCTACAGGTCATTTGTTCTCACAAGCAACTGGATCGCCTGCTAAATTTTATGAAGATGTGACTACTGGAAACATCCAAGGATTAACTTCAACTGACTATGATATTGCGTTGAAATTATTAGCTAATACTGATGACTACAAATATTCATCAATTACAGCACCTGGATTAACATCACAAAATGCTAACTCTACAGTAACTACATTAGTAAACAATTCTGTAGGACGTGGAGATAACTTAGCAATTATTGATTTAGTAAACTACCAAGCTAACGTTGGCACAGTAACAACTCAAGCAGCTGGATTTGATTCAAGCTACGCAGCAACTTACTGGCCATGGCTACAGACTATTGATCCTGAAACAGGACAACAAGTTTGGGTTCCAGCCTCAGCAATGATCCCAGGGGTACTAGCCTTCACAGATAGATCAAGCGATGCATGGTTTGCACCAGCAGGTCTTACAAGAGGGGCATTAGGTAACGTGATCCGAGCGGAACGCAAACTTCCAACAGCTACAAGAGACACATTGTATGAAGCTAATATTAACCCAATCGCTACATTCCCACAATCAGGAGTAGTAGTGTTCGGTCAAAAAACACTTCAGAAACGTGCAACAGCTCTTGATAGAATTAATGTAAGAAGATTACTAATCACACTTAAGAGTTACATTACTCAAATTGCTGATCAGTTAGTATTCGAGCAAAACACTATTGCTACAAGAAACAGCTTCTTGACTCAAGTAAATCCATACTTAGAGACAGTACAGCAACGTCAAGGATTGTATGCCTTCCGTGTAATTATGGATGAATCAAACAACGGACCAGATGTAGTAGATAGAAATGAGCTTGTAGGACAGATCTTCTTGCAACCAACTAAAACTGCTGAGTACATCTTGTTAGATTTCAATGTAACACCAACAGGAGCATCGTTCCCAGCATAATTTAAAGAGTAAATATTTATAATAAAATAAGAGACGCAAAATGGCAGTATTAAGCACCAACGAAATGTTCTTCACGGCCTTTGAACCTAAACAGCAGAATAGGTTCGTCATGTACATTGATGGATTCCCATCGTACTTGATTAAAGGGGTAAGTGCAATTCAGCTAAATCAAGATGTAGTAAACTTGAATCATATTAACGTAAGACGTAATGTTAAAGGAAAGTCTATCTGGCAACCAGTAACATTTACGTTATTTGATCCGATTACTCCATCAGGAGCACAAGCAGTAATGGAGTGGGTACGTTTACACCACGAGTCTGTAACAGGACGTGACGGATATTCTGACTTCTATAAAAAAGATCTTACATTTAATGTGTTAGGACCTGTAGGGGATATTGTATCTGAGTGGATTATCAAAGGTGCACTAATCACTAATGCTACATTTGGAGATTACTCTTTTGACAATGAGTCTGCTGCTCAAGAAATTCAGATGACTGTAGAAATTGATTACGCAGTACTAAACTTCTAAAAGTACTTTCAACGATAAAGAACCCGCTTTTCAGCGGGTTTTTTTATTTCTATATATTTATATAAAACAAGTCATTATAACAAGTTTATGGAAATAAAAATGCCAACAGAGGAGGTAAGTTTACCATCAGGAGGAAAACTTTACCCACAAGATTCACCACTATCATCAGGAAAAGTAGAAGTCAAGTACATGACTGCTAAAGAAGAGGACATTCTAAGCAATCAAAACTACATTGAAAAAGGTAACGTGCTTGATAAATTACTTCAATCAGTTATCATAGGAGATATTAACGTTGATGATCTACTGATCGGAGATAAGAATGCTGTAATGGTAGCAGTACGTGCATTGGGTTACGGAAAGGACTATGTATTCAAGTATGGAGGAGAAGAGCAGACCATTGATCTTTCTCTTTTACAGAATAAAGAAGTAGATCCTGACTTTGCAAGTGCGACTGAGAATGAGTTTACTTTTACTCTACCTAAGTCTGAAAATGTTGTAACCTTCAAGCTTCTTACGGGCAAGGATGAAAAGAAGATTGATCAGGAGCTCAAAGGTCTAAAAAAGATTATCAAGGAGGGAACACCAAGTTTAACAACAAGATTAAAATATCAGATTACTTCAGTAAACGGAGATCGTGATATAAAGGGCATTAGAGAGTTTGTAGACAAGTATCTCTTAGCACAGGACTCTAGAGCCCTTAGAGAAAAGATCCGCTCTCTATCGCCAGATATTGACCTTACATTCTATCCTGAAGGAAGAGAGGAGGGAGTTGATATCCCTATTGGGATTAGCTTTTTTTGGCCTGACCTCGGATAGTGCACAAGAATTCAAGATATCAGTCTACAGTATGATCCATGAGATCGTGTTCAACGGTCAAGGGGGTTATAGCTGGACAGATGTATATCAGATGCCTATTTGGCTTAGAACCTTTACTTTTAATAAGCTAAGAGATCATTATGAGAAGCGTAATGAGAAGCAGCAGAATCAGCAAGTAGGTAACAAGCAAGTCAAGACTTTAGTGGATGCTTCTGGAAATGTAAACAAAGCTGAGTTTAACGCAGCATCAAAGCCTTACACAAAGACAAGCTACAAGTAAAATTGTAGCTTTTTGATATTTATAGGTATATGGAAGAGGAAAGAAATATCGGATCTGAATCTCAAAAAGAAACAAAAAACCTTCTTCAAGACGAATCAACTCGAAATAAGCTTCTTATAGAAAGTTTAGGAGTTTCGAATTCTCTTGTTGATACTTTAAAAGAGGCATTAGGGATTAATATTCGTAGAAGCACTGAAGATTCTAATCTTTTAAATATAAATAAAAGAATTAATAAAGCCATTCAAG